AGCAAAAGGGGATGATAAGTTTATCACCACCGACTATTTGCAACAGTGCCGCTAATTTAGCTGCAATTTGAAAAACTGGCGCTTTACGTGCTTCACGCTCTGATTGAGCTTGATCATCTAAACTATTGGCATAGACATAAAAGCCTTTTGGTAGATAGTCGCCAGTGCTCAAAGCTCCAAAGCTGTCACCATTCCATTGACCCTCCCCGAGCAAGCCATTGTTCATACCTTGTTCACATGCACGCTCAAGCACTCCACACTGGCGATTTACACCCGCTGGAGTCTGGGGAATTTTGGTGGTACTGGTGTAATAAAGATTCCAAAGTGAATTTTCTAAATGATTTTGAAACCAATCCAATCCGTGGATTTCATCAATGAATGTGCCATCACACATCACACCTTCTTGTAAAATAGCGGTGTCATTATCATATGAAGCAAAAACATTACAGTGCTTTGCAGTGAGCGCATTAGCTTCTGAAATTTTTAAATCTTCAGGTGTAATGCCGGGTAATTGTTTAAACTTCAACGTGATCGTGGTGTTTGTACCGTTGAAATTCACGCTAAATGCACGACCAAATACTGATGCGGCTGCATAAGCGTTATGGCTTGAGAATATGCATAATGTACGGCGGTATTTTGCATTTGAGAGCTTATAAGCAATATCAGTTGCACTGGTTGATTTAGTTGCATCTTCAATCTGAGTTGTATGACCAAAAAGGCGAACTGGATCAGAGGCTTCGATTAATGCTGCAACTGATAAAACTTGTTCATCGGTTAAATCTGATGCGATCACCAATCCATACCATTTGAGCGAATCCAAACACGCTGTAACTGCTTCTTGAATTGTTTCTGGTGTTTGACCATCTTTGTGCCAATAACCAATATATAAAGTGCGTGGCTTTGGCGATTGTCCAAAATATGCCAATGCTGCTTTATATTCTGGATCATCAACACCATAATTTTTACCAACCTCTTCAATGCTAGAGAACTCTCGCATACGTTCAATGGTATCAATGACACCACTAGTTGAGCCTAAAATCAGTAGAGAGCCAAACGAACGTGGCCCTGCCGCTAATGCAGCAAGACTAATGCTGACATTTACGACATTAGAAACAGGTAAGGTCATGATGACTCCTATTTATTATGAATATCGATTTGGTAACTTTTGAAAGTTTTTACTGCATACGTCCGTTTGGTTTTACGTCTAAATGACGCAACCAAGTCATAACGATGCACATATTGTTTGTTTAGAAAATCAGGGGCAGTGATGATCTCACTACATCCAACGAATTTGATTTTTTGCGCTTTAAGTTGCTCGATGTTTTGCGGAATGCCTAGACCATCCTTAAGGACGTTTGCAATCGATTGCCCGTGGTCGCCATAAAACGATAAAAACAGCGTCAATTCTTCATGTCGAATTGAATCCATTGTTTCGTCTTTTTGGTCGAAATAAGGCCCATCATCAGAAATTATTGACTGTACGGCGAAGGCGCACCAATCCTCACCAATTTCGGGGAATGGTGGTGGAACACGCTGAAAACGTGGCCGAACCATTGCACCTGGTAAAGAAGTAATACCGACAATGAAGGCTTGAAAGATGTCCTCTAGGTCTTGGTCATAAGCAGATCCGCCACTAGGGGGGATATATCCCCCTGAAGCAGAATCACCCATGATTTACCCCAGTGGTTTAAGCTCACAAATTGCTTTTATAAAACCTTGGCCATAATGCAAGTTATTCAAAACCTGAGCTACGATGTAAGTTTTACCCTTCCAAGTAATCTCATCAGCTTTGGTTTTTGCATCGCCCGAAGTTAAAGCGAACTGTGTGTGAATGTTGATAGCGCCTTTAATCAATGTGCCATCCGGTCGGCGGTCCATGTTAAGGCCATTATTTGTAGTAACCACACCATTAAAGGATGTTGAGGTAGTTGTTTCTTGAGATCGCCCATTATTTCCTACGATGACTTCTGTACGCTTACAGATAATGCCTGTGTCCATAAAGTCTGGATCTAAAAGCACGTCTGAAACATCAAGTTGAGCCACGCTTTACCTCCTTTTCCTTTTTCATGATCACGTAAGTAACCGACTTTCTAAGCTCTCCAGTATCAATCAACGGCCGAACCAGGCCTGCTTCAGCTGGACCAGTTTCAAGCTGTTTAAGATACTGTTTAGCACCTTTACGGCCACGCCGTGCACGAGCACGGATTGTGGCCAAAGATAAGGGGGCAAATTCACCATTCACGAAATAAGCACGAACTGAATTCATTGCAATCATTCCAGCGGACTCAAGCAATTTCATCATTCTTTGGCTATTACCATTTAAAGCAGCATCAACCGCTTTAACTAGCTTATCGCCTACCGGTTCTTGAACTTCTTCAACACCCGGCACCAGGAAAGGTCGCTCAGGAATGTTTTGAGAAGGTGAACCGGTTTCCTGAAGGTAACCAATTTGCGCATTGGTTAAGCCATCACCATCGGTTCTAGCTTCCCCATGAGGAATACCTACCAAAACATCCATTTGAGAGAGTTCAGCTACAGCTTGGAAAATGTCAGCAAGACCTTTACCACTTGATTTAACACCGCTACTCATAGTTGGATGCCTCCGGTACCAGCCATCCGCAATAACTGATAAAACTGGACGCCCCAAGTAGTTTGGTTCCAATGGCCAGCATCAGTGATGAGAACACCGGAAACATCCATTGATTTAGCAACACCATCAACGGACTTAGACGTCTCATTACCCACAATTTTGCCGGCATCAGCACCAATACTTGCTGCAGTCATCGTACGCCGATAAAGCGTAAGATAATGAGCTATGAACAGCGTTAAACCGTAATCAAGCATGTCCTCCCAACGTTCCTCGCGAAGTAACTTTTTCCCGAGGTTTAAATAGAAATTAAACTGAAATGACGGATATTGCGTTGTATCAGCAAATGCCGGCATTTCTTCACGAAAAGAGGATTCACTGATCATGGGTTAGGTTTCCTTTTGTGTGGCCTTTTCTTTGGCTGGTGTAGCTTTAGCTAACTCAGCTTTCAACTTTGCAATTTCGGCATCACGGTCTTGGAGTTCTTTTGCTGACTGGATTTTAAGATCACTAAGTTCTTTATCCTTAGCCTTCATTTCTTCGTCATGCTTAAGAATTTGTTTTGCTGCTTCATCAATCTGAATTTGCATTGCTGCAATTTCCTGGTCTTTCTGCTCAAGGACTTGTTCAAGCTCATTGGTATATGCTGAATGTGCTGGAATTTCCTGTGAATGAGCTTTCACGAACCAATGATTGGCCACGTCTTCTTCAACTTCTTGAATTCCAGCTTGCAAAACGATTGTTTTCGCTTCCCCTTGCTCATCTCGACCAAGGTTAACGGTTAGCGGCTTACTTAAAAGAATTTGTACTAACTTAGACATGCTCACCCCTTATAGGCCATCAGCGTAATAAGCTGTTTCTGGATATACCCATTCAACAACACCTAAACGGCCGAAATAGGTAGTAATTTGTCGAATACCACGATATTCGATCGGTGTACGTTGCAACGGTACAAGCGGGAAGCGCACACGATCTTCAGACTGTGTATACGTCAACATACGATCCGTACCACCCGCACCACGTTTTACACACCACTTAGAAGGCTGAATATTTAGAGGTCGGCCATTCACAGAATTACTCAAGCTATTAAGCTTTAAGAACTCAAGAATAGAAATATTCCCTGCTTCGCTGACAATACGTGAAGTTAAGAGACTAAATTGCACTGGTGGCAATAAAAGCTTGTCCGGGCAAACCGCAAAACCAGAAGCCACCCATGCGTTATTTAAGACAAGGTTTACATCGTCTAAAATTTCCTGTGGGGTTGCTAGTTTCCAGTTTTTATTTACGTTGGTTGCACCTACTTTTGAAGAGTTTAAAAGACCTTCTACACCAAGCGTGTCATCACCGATATATACCTGCTCGTCAATATCCATTTGATATTTCAGGTTCATACCTTTGAATTTCTGGTCATCCACTGGACGCCCTACAGCTCGTGCAGACTCCAATTCTGGAATGGTATAACCAATTTCCATACCCCATAAGCTAAGAGGTTGGGCAGTCTTGCCGATATCCAACGCAATGCCGGCAATAGCATCGGTATTTTTACCAATCCAAGATTTCCCAGTAGGAGATGGACCACCAGCTGCAGCAAATGTAGAGTTTGTGAATGAAGATACTTCATCTGCAATTGATACATCAGAGCGCAAGTCAATATCACGACCCCATGTAATATTTGCTAATGGCTCATGTAGAGTTTGGTCGAGGCGTTCCAATTCACCTAAAAGGAATGCACCAGTACTATCGATCGTACGGGCATCAAAGGTATGCATTGTTCCAGAATCACGGGTACGTGCTCGAATTGGTCGACCCATTGCTACTGCTTGCGTCATGGTCGTAGCTAAGAGTAATTTACGCATATTTTCATTTTCTCCAGGCGTAAAAAAAGACGCATATAGCGCCGTGATTTACGTCAAAAATATTTTAGATGTTGTAAGAGATTTCTACGTTGCCCTGAGCATCAGCATCATGCATAAACATTGCATTCTTGATCTCGATGGTATTCACACCATCTGCAACCGCTTCAATCCCACCGATCGGTTTTAGTTCTGTTCCTGTAGCTACACGCACATAAACTTTCCCGGCTTTTTTCGCTGTACCGGCGTTACATTTAACTGTCATGTAACCACGGCGCATAATGTCATGCACAATTCCCGATTGAGGAACAGCTGCACCGATACCATTTAAAGCTGATTGTGTAGGATAAGAACGAACAATTAAGCCATATACATCGGTATCAGCCGCTTCAAGCGGTACAATTCCATCTGCTGTTAGCTTTCCGAAAATACCGAAGGCACCAAAACTACCTTTGAGAATGTGTGCTTCAACTGTGGAATGTGCTTTTCGTGAAATATCACCTGGAATGCCTGAAGGCATACGATATAGATATGCATTACCCATTTATTAATTTCCTTTGTTTGCCCAGTGTTCGCGGTTACGTTTGTTAATTTCTGCAGGTGTAAGTGGCGCACGACCAAAATCACGGGTAGAAATGCCTGAACGCACCCCAGCAGCGTTATTTTGTTGTTTGATGAGTTCCGATGCCCCAATAAATGCAGCATCGACTGTATAGGCTGGCATAGTGTCAAAGTTCGGAGTAGCACCTACAAACGGCTTCAAGGCTTTTTGGCCATCTTCCGTAGCATAAGCCTGCTTTAATACATTGCGTTTAGTATTTAAGACAGCTAGGCCATTATTGGCACTATCGAAAGTTGGCATTTTAAAGCCAGGCACTAAAACTTCTGCACGTGATAAAACTTCTTGAAGCGAATCACCGGTGTGATTTTGAATACCTTGTTCAGATAGTTTTTGAGCTTGTTCAGCTTCCAAAATATCGTCTTCGGTTTCTTTACCCTTACCATCTTCTTCATCATCATCTTCAGTTTCCGATTCAGAATCTTTGGTTTTTTTCTTTTCCAGATTTGAGAGTCGCTCATCAAATGTTTGGACTGTTGTTTGAACTGTTTTGAGGGTTTTTAAAAGTTCACGATTGATTGCAGCATCAGTTGTTTTGCCGTCATCATCCTCATCGTCATCTTCGGTTTCGACATCCTCCTCATCAGTGCTCTTGGCTTTTTCCAAAGCCTCATCAATTGTACGTTTAGCTTTGCGCAAGCTTTCCAGCCAGCCTTTACTCTGTTTAGGCATAAAACTATCTCCAATTTTACAACGCGACCCACAACGCCCCTTTTTAACCAGAGCAATGTGATTTCCAAAAATATTTGTTTGAATCCCTTTTCCTACGCTAATTTCCGTGTAATCAGCGTCATACCCTAGAGAGATTTCAACCTTTCCTTTCATCACAGCATCAATCATGTCTTTGTCTGTAATGAGCAGATCCGCTACTAAACAATCAGAATCTTCATCCTCTCCACGGCGTACATCATGTGCAGTTCCGTTTGAAAGTTTCTTCCAATTCTCCGGGGTTACCCAATCCTCTGGATGATCATCGGTAACAGGCTTCCCTTCAAAACTGGCGATCGTACGTGGATCAAATAAAACATCTTCACCACGTTCAATAATGATTAGGCCAGAGTTGTCGGCGGTAACTGGCACCTCACCATCGCCATAAAGCAATTTACCGATCCGAGCTAGTGGCACATCTCGGCAAAGTAAATAACCTTCAGGGGTAGTTTCCCGTGTCCGTCCAATTTGGCCAGTAGTGTAGAAATTTGATCTATCTACTGTGGCCTTTGATTTAGGTTTCTTTTTAAACATGGTTCACCTTTTTGCAGGCAATAAAAAACCACCCGAAGGTGGTCTTAAACTTTGTAGAAACTTATGAATTATATTCAGCTTCGGTCATTTCACCTAAAAATGAAATCGAAGTAATAGTCAAATCAGAAATTTCAACGTTATGAACTTGAGATTTAATAAATTCTTCCACTGAAGACTCTAATTCCTTCATCAAACTTTTATTAATGTTTTTCTTAGTCAATCGATGCGTAACACTGACATGCTGAATTACATCACCAGTAGCCATACCTTTGAAAATTGCAGAAACTAAAAAATAATTGTACTTAAGTTCATTTTGCATTTTATAACCCTTATTAAATTTAAGATATTAGATATTAACATTAAATTTAATAAATTACTGGCTCTGGATAACATCGGCAGTTAGGTAAACAGCCCGCATGACCTGTTAAATTATCCAAAGTTGGCGGCTTATTCCAATAGACAAATTTTCCATTCATTTCCTTGTGACTCTGCCTAACATCTCCGTCTTCGCTGGTACGCCAGATGTAACCCTCGGAACCAAGATTCTCAGCTCTAGCTTGAGTGAATACACATGAAGCACGACTTACTTCAGTACGTGCAATTGTATTTGCTCTGGATCTAGTCACACGGCCAGTGGCCATAATCAAGCCAGCAATCTCACTTGAACGGTTACCTTCAATTAGCGATCGAGTAGATAGGTCATGAATGCGCTGGGCAGCATCTAACGGCAATGACTTTATAAGCCTTACTTGATCATTTAAAAGCTGCTGATATACAGCTCCCATATCAGTATTACGGATTTGTTCACGTACACCTCGAGATAGATCCTTTGCATAAATGAGCCAAGTTTTCTCATCCCTTAAAGCGACATCAGTAATGATTCGACCAGCTGCATTTTGCGCCCAAAATTGAAGCGTGTTGGCATATTCGTTTAATGACGCAATCATTAGTGGGTATGACTTTGGATCATTTACATCAAAGCCTTTAACGATCGTATCAATGTATCCCGCAATTTTTCTAAGCTGCTGGCTGTACCGTATCTCGGTCTTCCTCGCCAGCTGCGGTGATATCCGACTTATTTGACTCTTCATCGTCATAACCTTCATTTGGCGGCGGTGGATCATCTTCAGCCTGGTTAATTTCCTCATCAGAAATGTGAGAGAAGATACCGGTAGATTCGCTAGATTGACGCAATTCTTTTAACGCCGTCTGACGTGAGATGATTCCAGCATCTTCAACCTTAGTAACTGCCTCGGCAACTTTGGCCGCAATCTCTGCCTTTTTCTCATCATCGATCTGCCACAATGAAGCAAAATCAAATTTAAAAGAACTAGGTAAAGGTTTACCCAGCTTTGACCGAGAAACAATTTCAAGCAGTTTATGCAACGGCGTACGCATACGACCTTCTTGTTGCTGGTTAATATTGTCGTAATAGTTCGATAAGTCAGATTCACCTGTAGCATTAAAACCGGCTGGCGACTGACCAAATAAGCGAACAAGAGGAATTCCCAAAGCACCAGCAATTTGCTGGCCAAACTGCATCAGAATATTATCAAGCCCGGCAAAGCTATATTGATGGGCTTCATAAGTATCTTCAGCATCCATCAGCGTTAGGCCTTCGTTAGATTGCCATAGACGGATTTGATTGATCTGCTCAACCAAAGCGTCATACATTCGCCCACCAGCAGCAATAAGACTACGTAAGCCTTTTACCTTGTATGTGCGTAAATGAGCTTTATAGATAAGCTGACCAGCACCTAACGTGGCACTATCAAAAATAGTTAAACGATCCTCTAAGCGCTCAATAACTGATTGGCCCCATAAATTTTCCGCTATAGCCTGCCAGTAAGGTAGTTTGATCCCATCCATCCTGAAGACACGTGAATAATGAACACGCTGATTACATAAGCCTACTGAGTCAGTAATGACATCATAGTATTTAGGCATTCCATAATCTGGACCATACTCGGTGACTAGATCTTGCAGGTCAGGTAAAACCATCCAGCGGTCTAAAACTAGCAACCCTTTGAACTGATCTTTACCAATAGTATTTACATTAAGTGGGGTAGATACATTTTGACCGTCAATTAACATTACAGCGATAGCTCCGCCGTAAAGTCGGGACCAGCGGATTGTCTCATTGATCTTATCCCACACTTGCAGGCTATCTAGTTCCTGGTTAATTGCCTCCACATCTTCTGGATCATCCATGCCACGGATGTTAATTCCTTCACGCGTCATGTCATCCGCTACAACATCGACTGCTTGCCCAACTACCCAGCTTGATCGATACATCGCTTCAAGCTTCAACCGATTTCGGCTTGTGAAGTTAAAGCCATAAGTCGATTGATCGTGTTGATTTCCAGAACCCAACCCAACTCGAGCTGCAAAGTTCTGGAACGAGTCTCTTGTAAATTTAATTAAGCCCATAACTTTCTCTTTATAGCTTGCCCCAAATATTGAGCTCAGCAATTTGCGGGTTAAAGCAAATCATCACGCTATCTGCCCGGTTCGGTGAAGCTGTGCCATCAGGTTGTTTGTTGACTAGGATTTTCCCAACACCATTTTTTGTGTACGTTGGTTGAGATAGCTCAGTAGTGAGTAGTGCCAATTCCTTGGCATCGATATCTTCACTTGATAGTGAAATGATCATGTCTGGATCATAATCACGCCCATTGATCGCTCTAAAAGTTTCCTGGAAGCGCAAACGTAATGACCACCAAGACTGAGCTTTTAAATTGGCAAAAAAGTCTTTGTTAAGACGTTTCTCTACCATTTCCCCTTCAGGATCATGAACTGAACCGGATCCGCGGAATGACTCCACATTAATCTCTGATAAGCCCAGCTCTCTGCGCTTTTCATTAATCACACGGGCATCACCACGGCACCCGGCGCCAAGACCATCGGCATCATAAAACAGCGTATCGATGGATTTCTCGAAGCAAAGATCCATAGCTTTTTGAGTCGTCCCAAAAATGTCATCACCCTTACCAGACCATGTGGCCAAGTAAGTCATGACAACGCCGTGACGCGCTGCAAAAGAGTTTTTATCCTTACCTTCATCTGCAACGTCTAAGCCGCCAATACGATCTCCAGTAGGCTCAATCTGAAGCTTCTTATGTGCATCGATAGCAGCTTGAACCCAAGTACTAGGAATTAAGACGCCTTCTACAGAAGCGGCATAGTTAATATCAACCTCTTGAGCAAGAACCACATCATCAAGTGTGGCCAGCTGCTTTTCATACCACGGGTAAATAACTTTGCCGTTATAGGTAACAGTCCAGTTCTTATCAGGATTATCACGCCAAGGCATGGTAAAGACGGCGTAACGACCACTGAATCTATCCTGGTGAAATCGATCGCCAATACCGTTCGGTGTAGATCCTTTAATGTGGACGTTGGTGTTCTGAGATATAGCTGCATCTACAGCTTCTTGCCGTTCTACGAATGCCCATTCGTCCAAAAAATACATTGTGGTACGTCCACCACGGCCGATGTTGTCACCCGCTTCACCGGTAATCGTTGCGCCGTTATCCGGGTTAATGATGCGCATGTAGTTATCATGCACTTTTTCAACAAAGCCCTTAGGTTTTAACCATTGGGGCATTTTGCTGAACATATCGCGGAACTTGTGAAATAGTGTTTTAGGGTCACCCTTCTTATCTACTAGTTCCTCTTTACGGCTACCAACTCCACCCGCAAAACCTTCTACGAATAACCAACGGTGTAAGAAAAAGCCCAGCACAACATAGCTCATGCCCTCATCACGGGATTTTTCAATTAGACCGTGTGTTTGGGTGCTTTCACGTTCCTCTAGCCATGCCACAAGCTCAACTTGTTTAGGTCGCAATACAAACGGAATGTTTGCCGGCAATCCAAATGCCATACCACGCGGGTCGTATGTCCATATCCAATTGTTAAACCAATGCACAGGATCATTGCGGCACTTGTATAGTTCCGCTTGAATACTAAGTTCGTTTTGCTCGATTGCAGCCTTGTAATAATAACGCCGTGTCATCTCGGTCATTATTTCGGGCAAGCGTACGTTAATAGTCCACTCTTTAATTAAAGGGGCTATTTCATCTAATGCGTATGTCATAGCTTTCCATTAATCACTAAGCGCGATAATTCTTGCGGTGTGAGTTTAGCTAAGTCATCAGGTGTTAAAGCTGGAGGCGATGGAGTCTGAGTATTTTCTGTTTTGAGTGGTCCGCCACCAGCTCCAGTAATTTCGAGTCGCTTCTCGTAAAACCCTTTCATGATCTTTTGCATTTGGTCCACGATCTTAATTGTCATGGTCACGTTATTTTTTTTGGCAAAAAGTAAGTCGCTCAAGATTTTTAACTGAACAATGTCATTTGCCCCACTTATGTTGTGAATCGGCTGTTTGAGATATTCCTCTCTTGTAGACTCGAATACTTCCTTGTACTCCTTTCTTAAGTCGCGCCCTGCCACCTTAGTCGGGTCATAAGCTTCAACTTGCTGAGGTGAAACAGTGATGTTGAAAGTTTCCTTGATAGCCTTAACAACTTCAGTAGGTGTCATGAACTGCGCAAGAGACCGAACTATAAAGAGTTGCTCGGCTTTTTTAAGCTTCGCCATAATTCAAAATCCATCAAGGCTCATCAAGGAAACAAGGCAAAAAAAATGAGCCAGATGGCTCAGTTAATTAGGCAAGTTCCACAGCACTTGGAAATATTTACATCAGATACAAACGGCGCTTGCTTCGCCACTTCAATAAGTCGCTTAACATTTTTGCTTGGTCCATAACGTTTAACTACGCCAATAAACTCTTCAACGTCATGACCAGCTAAATAATGTTTAGGTAGCCCCGTATTATCGCTATAAAGGATCTCACCGTCCGAGTCTCGTTCTACACCAATGTGATAAAGCTCATGTTCAAGCAAAGCACAGAACTCGCTATCGTTTGCCTTTTCACAAAAGCTTGCATCGATTGTGATTAAGTAAACTGGAACGAATCCGAACCAGTCGCGCATTTGCTGCTCTTGTCGGGCTTTCTTCCAGCCACCAACATTGAACATGACTTTTTCACATTGGCCAAGCACCATACGCTTAGCTCTGGTATAAGCAGAAGAAGCCCATGCGAAAGCCAAGAAACCCTCATTGTCATGAAGCATCTCAGCGATATGGTCGTGATCTGGATTATGTAAAGGTCCACCCAGCGTAAGAAAATTAGCAACTACCCATAGTTTTAAATCAGGTGCAGGTATTAAACGGAGTGCTTCCTCTTCTTCGGCCTGATCCATAAAATCAGTTGGAGGAAATGGTCTGATCTGATCCATTAAATATTTGCCTCTTTAAATTTTTAAGCCATTGGCTTGCGAAATGAGCTTGGATCTGTAATGGACCAGATTCATTAATCTTAAATCTTGGTGCTGCCTCTAACCGAACAACGGTATATCCCATTGATTCAGCAACATCGTAACGGTCCATACTCCACGCCTTTGTTGCCAGCTTGCCCTTTCGTCCACCTGACCAGGGACCGCCAGCAATTTCAACTAAAATACGATGTTCAATTAAATGAAAATCAAAACGCCAATGCTTTGTTGATTTAAACTGGAATTTCTTTTCGTATTTAATTTCCAGATTGTCTAAAGCTTCAGTAAATTCTTCCTCTGCCTCTAAGTACTTTTGAGTAGCTTTAGGTAGCGGTCTGGATTTAGGCTTGGTTTTAGGTTCTTTTTTCCGAGTAAGCCAAAAGTATTCTGTAGAATCCATTATTCTCACCCATAAAAAAACCGCCCTAAGGCGGTGGCTAAACTCACAGGCAATATAGTATTACTTCTTAAAAGTTGCCTTATAAAGCTTTGAATTAAAGTAATCCGTAATTTCTTTACCTTCGGTTTGAATTTTTTCCTCATTTGAAGGTAAAAAATCTAATTCAGATTTCAAGCCCATATACTCTGGAATAAATTTCTTTATAGGCGGAGGTGGTTTAGGTCCACCTTCTGTAATTTTTTCGATAAATCCAGCTAACCATAAAATATACTCACCTTCTGAATTATGAGGAGGAATCAAACTCACATCTATTTTTACTTTACATTCATCTAATTGTTTACTAAACAATTCAACAAAATCAATAAAATTATATTTTAATTTAAATTCTGTTCCCTCAATTTCTCTGCGTATACATGTCATAAGTAAGTTCATATTTTCAATACAGTCATGTGAAAACAATTCCTCATCTTTAATTTTGTTATAAATATTTTCCGCAAACATGAGATACTGTGGCATTTCAGCAGCTCCTCATTTTTATAAAGTATTTTTCTTAAGGTAGTCCTATTATAACAATGTTGCAACAAGAAATTTTCCATTTTTAGTTTAAGGAAATTTTAAAAATTATAAAAACGATTATATTCAATAAATTAGTACGAATAAAAGCTATGGAAGTTTGATTTTTCTATTGAGCTTTAAAATGGATTATTGTGTTTAAATTATCAATTTAAAAAGCTTGCCTAGTAGGCAAGCTCCCCCTTTTTTGATATTTGCGCTGATCAATAAGGTTTAGTGTTACTTAAAGCAACACACTGATAATACAGAAATAATTAAAAATAAAAAAGCCCACTTCCTATTTTTATTCAGAAATGGACTTAGCGAAAAAAACGCTTAAACATGAAATAGGAAATATCTATTCGGAAATATTTCCAACTTCATATTGGCATAATATTTAAGCACTAGCAATAGGGATTGAATTAAAAATATCAAATATTCATATTTAAATAGATAAAGATTTCTTTTTTTAAATGGTTTTATTTTTAGCCTACATAATTTTTTTAATTATCAAGACTTATAAAGAATATGTGCCCATCAATAGGTAATACTTAATAAGGTCTTATGTGCAGTAACCATTAGGCTCTAGAGAGTAAGAACTCAAACTGACTAAAAATAAAAAATAATTAATTTTCAATATTAATGATCATATACTGCAAAGTTATGTATATTCCAACTTCTCCATTGTTGAGTGCCTCATATAAGTCTTCATCAACGAAATCTCCAGATTCATCATATAGCCATTTATGAATTTGAATAATTTGTATATTCCCTTTTTTGTCTTTTCTTGCTATTGGGTCTATTACGGACCGAACTATCACCTTCTTCTTCGTCTTAACATCGAGCAATGTGATAATTGTCATTTTAAAATCCTTATAAATATCCTGTATAACAACTACTCTCAATCAATAAAGATTTTTATATTTAAATTACTTAAATAGCAATCTTTTCAAACTAAAAAATAAATAAAAAACACTTTAATAGTGTGTGCCTATTAGAAAAGATACCTTAAATATTCTGCTAGTAATAAAAAAACCGCTTTAAGAGCTGTTCATCTAAAATTCACAGGTACTTGATGAAGATTTTTTTTCTGTCTTTGCATCTTTCTGGGCTCACAAATTTTTCCAATAAAGTTAGTTAACCACAAAATACTTTCTTCACGATCTTCAAAATGAGGTATAAGACTTAAATCTACTTTTATCTTGCGATCAGCTAATGGCAAACTTAAACAATATTCAAAGTCTATTGAGCTGTACTTCAATTTGAGTTTTTTTTCTGCAGCTTGATTCTTTATCTCAGCCATAATGCGATTTAGATTAACAATCAAATTATTTGAAATTTTATTATTTTCATATACCCGTTCGTAAACTGTCTCAGCTACATCAATGTAATTTATTAGCTCTACATTCTTATTCATGACATTTGTACTCCGTTTTTTATAATTATCCGTCTAAAATAATGTTTATTTGAGTTACTAAATTCATCACGTACGTAAATATTGTTAAAGTTTTATCACTTATTTTTAATTTAAATATTTGAATTTATTTAATAATTTTATAATTCACTAATATTTATATACATCTTTGTTCTTAACACCCCTTTTTTTCTATCACTTGCCCATTGAGTTCACCACCCACACAGATATTCATTATAAGTACCAGTTTTTAATCAGACTGGACTATAGCACGAAAGACAACCGCCCGAAAAAGGAAGAAAATTTCTTAAACTATTTAGATAGCATATATGTCTGATTTTACTTGATCCCATAAATCAAGTATTTCATCTCTCATTTCGATTGGTTGTTTTCCAGAAATTATATAAAACGTTTTCACTTCTCCTTGGAAGCTTACTTGGGTTCTAAAGTATGACTCTGTTGGCCTTTGCATACCTGTTCTTGGTCCATACTGCTTTGGAATACTTTCTAACTTCAAATCTGACTCGTCTTTCGACAAGAATTGTCCATGATGGCGACCACCAATAAATAAAGTCATACTTTCACCTAAAAATAATTAATATTTACCAACATACTAAACATAAAATAAAAAATCAAATTATTTTTATTTTTCAAATACTTAGTTCTCAATAGTAAATTATTTACTACCGAGAACTAAATCATCAAATTAATTAAAGAAAAAACCCCGCCAATAACTAGTATGTAGCGGGGCCATTTGCGCCGTAATACGTCCGGCAAACGATAAAACTAGTTTTTAGGTGATCTAATGATATTTAGAACTTTCTCAGACATATCATGTAAGTCAGATCCAATTGGCAGCCAAAAATGATAGTTAATGTTGTCGCGGTTAAAAACTTGCTTGTAGTACTCAGTTTTAAAAGATGGGTCGATATCAGAAGCTTTTAGTAATCTGCCTTCTTTCTCTATCTTTTGCCCATCTAGTTCACCACCAACACAGATATTCATTTTAAGTACCAAATTCTAATTAGACTGGACTATAGCATAAATATAAACATGCTTAAGTGGGCATTCTTAAACGCTTAACATTTAGACAAGCATTCAATTTAGATGATTTATAATGTAACGACCATGTATTTAGGATGAAGACAGCTAATGTGTGGCGAATTCAAACATGAGGTGCGACAGTTTCAAAAGCCATATGATAATC